TTTCCTTGCGCTCATGCCGCCTCGCGAAGACCCACTACTTGAACAAGAATAATTCTCATGCACGAAACTGCTCAAAAAACTTACACGCGCCTCGAAGGTCACCGCTACCAATACCTCGACCGCGCACGGTCTTGCTCTAAGCTCACGCTGCCCTACGTCATGCCCGACGAAGGCCACGGGCCGCACAGCAGACTCGACACACCCTTTCAAGGCGTTGGGGCTCGCGGAGTAAACAACCTCGCTTCAAAGTTGCTGTTGGCACTCCTTCCACCTAACGCCCCATTTTTTAGATTAAATATTGATACATACGCCTTAGTGAATGAAGGCGCACCCGAAGAGCTTGTCAGTGAGATCGAAACGACCCTTCAAAAAGTCGAAGAGTCGGTCATGGGTGAGATCAGTAGGGAAGCGTATCGCAGCGCGTTTCACTCTGCGATCAAGCACCTGATCATCACCGGGAACGTGCTGCTGTATCTCCCAGACGAAGGCGGTGTCCGGGTGTTTCACTTGGATCGCTTTGTCATCGACCGTGACCCTATGGGGAACGTGACGCACATCGCTACCAAAGAGAACTTGAGCTATGCGGCCCTTAGCGACGACATTAAAAACCAGATTGCAGCTCAGGGTGGCCAACCGCCGACCGAGGTGCATCTCTACACAGCTGCTTGTCTCGATGGGGATGAATATATTATTTATCAAGACGTGAACGGAATCCCTTTGGAAACCTCAGGGACTCGGGTAAGTAAAGAAAAGTCGCCGTTTATCCCTCTGCGGTTCTCTCGGATCGACGGTGAGTCTTACGGGCGTGGTTACGTTGAGGAATACCTCGGTGACCTCCAGTCCCTCGAAGGACTCTCGAAGGCTATCCTAGAGGGCTCATCGGCTGCAGCTAAGGTTATGTTCTTAGTCAACCCGAACGGCACGACCCGCGCACGCACGCTCTCAGAAGCACCTAGTGGGGCTATCGTCCAGGGGAATGCGGCTGACGTTACGACTCTCCAGCTTAACAAGATTGCTGACTTTAGAACCGCAGAGTCGTCTATCAAAGTGATCTCAGACAGGCTAGGTGCTGCCTTCCTGTTGACAGCGGGTGTCGTTAGACAAGCTGAGCGCGTCACTGCTGAAGAGATCAGAATGCTTTCACAAGAACTAGAGTCGGCCCTAGGTGGGTTATACTCGCTACTCGCTAATGAGATGCAGTTGCCTTTTGTTAATCGTCTGATGGACGTGATGAAGGCTAAGAAGAAACTCCCTGCTTTACCTAAAGACGTAGTGAGCCCCGTGATCATCACCGGGGTCGAAGCGTTAGGACGAGGGAACGACCTGCAGAAGCTCGACCTGTTCCTCGCAGGAGCAGCGCAGGTGATTGGCCCACAGGCAGTCGCTGAGTTCGTCAATGTGTCCGAATACTTTAAGCGCAGAGCTACGTCTCTGGGCATCAAGACCGCAGGGCTCGTTAAGCCTCAGGAGCAAATAGACGCTGAACAGCAACAGGCCCAGCAGATGGCTATGATGCAGCAGGTCGCCCCACAGGGAATTAAAGCATTCTCAGATCAAGCTTTGGAACAACAACGCCAACAGTCAGTAGAAGAAACTGAATAATAAATATTAAAATGGCAGAACTACAGACCAGCTCGACGGTAGAGCCGTCAGTGCAAGAACAAGCCGCTGTCGATAAGACCGGCGCAATGGCTCAAGCCTGGGACGATAACCAAGCAGCACTAGCAGACCAGCTAGAACAACACGAAGGCCAGACAGAAGGCCAACCTAGTCGCCCTGAGTGGCTCCCTGAGAAGTTTGAAAGCCCCGAAGCTATGGCTGCAGCTTACAGTGAACTCGAAGGTAAGCTAGGCGCGGCGGAAACCACTGAGACCGCTGAGACTACTGAGACCGAAGACGCTCCAGCGTTCACTGCGATTGACAGTGCGACCGCTGAGTTCATGGAGTCTGGTGAGCTCAGCCAAGAGACATTTGACAACCTAGAGAAGTCTGGTCTACCTCGCCAGCTAGTCGAGGCGTATATCGCAGGGCAGCAGGCACTCAGTGCTTCACAGACCAACGAGATTTACGCTGTGGCCGGGGGCGAAGAGGGATACCAGCAGATGGCTTCGTGGGCCACTGAGAACCTCGATGAATCCTCTGTGGATGCGTTTAATCAAATCGTTGAGACTGGGAGTGTTGAACAGGCCCGTGTAGCAACTCAGGGGCTCTACGCTCAGTTCCGGGCTGCACAAGGTGGCGCACCTCGGCTCGTCCAAGGCAGCACTAACGGCCAAGCGATTGAACCGTTCGCCTCTACGGCTGTCATGTCGCAAGCTATGAGTGACCCGCGCTACAAGACAGACCCAGCGTATCAACGCGAAGTCCAGCAGCGTCTCTCTGTTTCTGATATTCTTTAACCTCATAACCCTATGAACATCATCGACTACATTATCACCAATAAGGAAGAACTGCTTAACATTATCACGGCTGTCGTTGCGGCTGCCAGTGCTATCGCAGCGTTCACTCCGACCCCTGCAGACGACACAATCGTAGGTAAAGCTTACAAACTCGTTGATTGGCTTGCGCTGAACTTCGGGAAAGCGAAAGACCGATGATTGGCAGTATCGTGCGTTTACTAATAGCCTTCCCTAAGCTGGGGAGGCTGTTTCTTGACATCAGAGATGAATACACTAAGGAGCTTAAAGCACGCAGGTATCGCAGGAATCGCCTGCTTATTAATCGCTGGGTGCACGACCAGTCGCCCAAGCAGACTCCCAGAGATGATCCAGAACCTTGAGCAGCACGACTTCGATGCTGCTGAGCGTCACACTATTGGTCAAATTTTAGCCTATATTAATAAATTAGAAAATGAGTTGTAGAGCATGGTTCGCCAGTAGTCCTGAGACGGTCACCGTAGACACCCCAGTGTTAGCCATATGTGTCGGCCATAGTAGGCACAACGACATGGGCGCAGTGGCTTGTGATGGCAAGACAGACGAATGGACGTATAACATCCAAGTGGCCCGTGAGATGCAAGCAGCCCTCGCCGAAGCAGGCGTTGAGTCAGTGGTCGTTGATCAGTATGTTGGCCAAGGATACACGGCTGCGATGGATAACCTTAGTGCTGAGCTCAAAGAACTCAAGGTTGACGCAGCAATCGAGCTCCATTTTAACTCTGCACACCCGAACGCCCGAGGCAGCGAGATGCTCCACTTAGACACCAGTAAGAACGGCGAGTGGTTAGCGCGTTGTTTACAGGAAGCAGTGCTAGATGAGTTCCAGACGGCTGACCGGGGAACCAAAGGGCGCAGCGCAGGTCGTGGGGTTCAGTTCTTGGAAAAGACGCACTGCCCTGCTGTGATCGTTGAGCCATTCTTTGGATCTAACGAGGCAGACTGGGAAATCTTTGAGAACCAATTTGACACACTAGGCTCTGTTTTAGCATTAGGATTTATTAAATATTATTACAACAAATGAAACGACAAGGAGTAAGCCTCAGGAAAGAACACAAGTCTAAGGCGGGTGGACTCACTGAGAAAGGCCGTAAGTATTACAACAGGAAAACTGGGAGTAAACTGAAGAGACCCCAGCCTAGCGGAGGCCCAAGGAAAAAGTCGTTTTGCGCTCGGATGAGCGGAGTGAAAGGCCCGATGAAAGACGCTAAGGGTCGCCCAACACGTAAAGCACTAGCGTTGCGTAGATGGAAATGCTGATTATGTATAAAAAAACTAAAGTTAAACGCAAGGGTCTACGGATCAAGAAGAAAGGCTGAAAGTAGCCTGTTGGTAAAATTCAAGTTCTGAATAAAACAATGGCTAAAATATGTCCTAAGGGGATCGCTTGGGCTAAACGCAAGTTCGATAAGTATCCGAGCGCCTACGCTAACATGGCAGCATCGAAATACTGTAAAGACCCGAACTACGGGAAAGGTAAGCGTCCGAAACTTAAAATCAAAAAGAACCGTGGGTGAGCTAGCTAAATGGAGAAACCAGAAGTGGGTCCGTATTGGAACCAGTGGTGCAATCAAAGGCGAATGCGGAACCTCTAAAAATAAGAAAAATCCAGACAGATGTCTTCCATTATCGAAAGCGAGAGCCATCAGCAAGGCGCAGCGTGCTGCTACTGCGAAGAAGAAGAAGCGTGCGGGTGCTGCGGGGAAGCAGTTTGTTGCCAACACGAAGGCTGCGCGTGTCACGTTGCGAATCAAAAAGTCGAGCTGAATGACATCGTAAAGGTCATCTTCTTAGACCACGCTCAAGACCTAGGCGAGCCCTTAGTCTGCACCGTCTACGGACTGGTTGAGCATATAGACAGTATATTCATCAATATTACCTCATGGCACCCTGTTGAAAACAGCGATGCCTCTGAGAACAAAACGACCTACACGGTCATCAGGAGTTGCATCAGACAGCTCTATGTTCTCAACTAGAAACTTTTAAGTCTAACACACCGAAAAGACTTAGTAGCACTAGGCCCGATGCGTCGGACAACCTACTGCGAACTGCGGATCGGCTACAGGCTGAAACCCAAACTAAACTTAAACTTAAACATTATTTATTATGTCACTTGGAAATAACCCAACCATTCCGGGTAAAGTGAATGGAACCGGAGCACGCACTAGCCCTGCTGGCGCACTGTCGGCTGACGCAGCGTTGTTCCTCAAAGTATTCAGCGGTGAGATTCTCACTGCGTTCAACGAGACCAACGTCGCTAAAGACTTGATCATGACTCGCACCATCTCTAGTGGTAAAAGCGCACAGTTCCCTGTCACTGGCAAGGCTGAAGCTAAGTATCACAAGGCTGGTGACGACTTGCTCGGTGCTGGCAACTACTTGTCCCAGATCGCGCACAACGAGAAAGTCATCAACATCGACGAGATGCTCGTTGCGTCTACTCTGATTCCACGAATCGACGAAATTAAGAACCACTACGATCTTCGGTCTATCTATTCGGCTGAGCTCGGGAAGGCTCTTGCTAAGCGTCTGGACATCCAGATCCTCAAGACTCTCTTCGCTGCTGGTCTCACTACCACTGCTAACGTGGCCGGTGGAGACACTGGCACTGAGATCACTGGTGCGATCACCAATACGGCTGCTGGACTCGTTAATTCACTCTTCGACTGCGCTAAGGCTCTCGACGAGAAAGAAGTCCCAGACGAAGACCGCTTCGCTATCCTGACTCCGGGTCAGTATTACAAGCTCCTCACTGCTGACAACACTGCAATCAACAAGGACACTTCTAGTGGCTCTGCTGACGCTGCTCGCGGTTCCATCATGGAAGTTGCAGGCATCAAGCTTTACAAGAGTCCACACCTTGAGGGTGTTCAGGTTGCTGTAGATTCTCAGAAAGGTGACGACGCTGGCGTTGCTAACAGTCCGTTCTCTGGAACTAACGTGGCCAACGACGACGCTGGTTACAACGGTGATCTCTCTGGAGTCACAGACACAGGCGAGTTCGGATTCGTTGCAGGACACAGCTCTGCTGTTGGTTGCGTGAAGCTCCTCGACCTTGCGACTGAGTCTGAGTATCTGATCGAGCGTCAGTCTACTCTCTTCGTTGCTAAGTATGCAATGGGCCTCGGCGTTCTTCGCCCTGAGTCTGCTGTCGTGGTCAACGCTTCGGCTACCGGTGCTGCTTAACAGCCCCCACTAACTTCATGCCCCGCTCTGGGTCTATCTCAGAGCGGGGTATTTTTTCATTTTTTAATATTATACATTTATGCCTGCCTTATCGACTAAACTTGAATCGGTCAATGTGATGCTGGGGAACATCGGCGAGAGCCCTGTGACACAGATTGACACCCCTTCCAGTCTCCCTATTTCAGCACAGACAGCTATCGTCGTGCTCGACGAGGTGTCACGCGACGTTCAGTCTGAGGGTTGGCACTTTAACACGGTCAATAAGACCACGCTGTCACCTAACGGCAGCAATGAGATCGTCTTAGCGGACGATGTTTTCCACGTAGATACTCTCGACCACTCACGCGACATTGTGCAACGAGGCACTAAACTGTTCGACCGGGAGAAAAACTCTACGACCGTTTTCACTCAAGACATAGACGTCCGCGCTATGTTCCTTTTAGACTTCACAGATCTCCCAGAACATGCTAGGCGTTACATCATGCTCAAAGCATCGAGGGTCTTCCAAGCTCGCGTTGTCGGGTCACAAGAACTCGAACAGCAGCTACTACGCGAAGAGATCAAAGCACGCCAGACGCTCGAAGAGATGGACGGCCAAGGATCAGATAGAACCATTTTCGACAACTACGACGTAGCATCCTGCATGGGGACTCACCGTAACTACGATATTCTGTAATGGCATTAATTAATACATCTCTCCCAAACCTGATCCAAGGAGTTAGTCAGCAGCCAGACGCTACGCGCTTCTCAGGACAATGCGACGACCAAGTGAACTTCACCAGTAGCGTTGTCGATGGGTTGACTAAGAGACACGGGACGCGCTTTGTAGGCAAACTGTTCTCGACAGACGCTGCGTTACCTACTGACAGTTTTATTCATTTTATTAATAGAAGTAAGACAGAACGCTACGTCCTCATCCATGACGGCACTAAGCTACATGCGTATAACCTACTGACTGGACTAGAGGCTGAGATCAACGGGTCAACCGGAGGATACACAGTGGCCGACACTTACTTTGATATTTCAAATTATGAAGGAACGGCGCGGGAGTTACTCCGTGCTACCACGGTCGCCGACGGGACGTTCGTAGTGAACCGTGCGCAGACCGTAGCGGTAGATGAGAGCTCACGCTCAGATGACTTAGCGAAACAAGCGTTAATCTTTGTTAAACAAGGCGACTACGGAAAGAAATACGCCCTAGAGCTGAAACACTCTTCGACTGACCCTGTTGCTGCAGAGGTAGCCTTAACGTATACACGGGCGCGTAGTATTCGAGGGACAAGCTATATTTACACTCTGGCATCTGTAAGTGTCACTAGTGGCGGGCTTGGATACAACAACGGCCAAGTGTATGCAGTAGATGGACTCCCGTCTTCAGTAATAGTTGCCGGGGTAACCTACGACAATCTCCGTCTTTTAACGGTAGACCCTACGTTCACTGTAACGTCAAACGCTAGTGGGGCTATATCTGCATTAAGTATAAAAGACGCTGGGACTGCTTTTGGGACTACAATAGATGACGGGAACGCCATCGGGGCGACTATGACCCTCAATGTCGATCTAGTTCTCGGCGAGGCTATAGACGCCGCTTCCCCTACTACAAAAGAAGTATTTATTTATTCTGAAAATTCTGGAGAATCTTTTCATTCAAACACTTCGCGCATCACTGAAATCTTAGTCAAAGGCACAGGCGGGTCTCTCGCAGCGTTAGATGTTGATACTTACAATCACCACGGGTCCGGGGGAATAGATGCGGAAGAGAGCGAAGGGTTCGTAGACGTATACCCTAACATCCTCGCAGGGACTAACACCGACTTTACACTAGAGCGTGAAGGGAACCTCATCGTTTTAACTAGGGCAGGTAACCGGGGAGACTTCGAGATCAAAGCGACCGACGGTCTTGCCGATGGCGGACTCGGCGTTGTCTATAAGGAAGTCGGGGCCATCACTGATCTTCCGCTGTTCGCGAAGAACGGATTCGTCGCCAAAGTTCGCGGGGACGCTGATCTATCCGCTGATGATTACTACGTGAAGTTTGAGACGGACGGTGGGCAAGACATCGGGAACGGCAAGTGGATCGAGACGTTCGCGCCTAGCCAATACACTGCATACAACACCGCTACTCTGCCTCACCTCATCACTAACGACGCGCCTGACTCTTTTGTCATCGAGGCGATCAAAACGACCCCACGCTTAGTCGGGGATGATGATACTAATCCATTAGCCTCGTTCACTGGAGAGCAAATCCAGAACAGCGTGTTCTTTAAGAATCGCCTTGGGTTTGTCTTCAAAGGCAACGTAGTGTTGTCTGAGGCAGGGCTCGGAGGACGCAACGACGAAGGTGCCTTCGAGTATAACTTCGGGCGCACCACCGTGACTACGCTCCTCGACTCTGATCCGATTGACGTAACGGTCGAAGCCCAGCGCGTCGTGAATATTAGTGCAGCCGCTGCGTCCCAAGAGAACCTTGTGTTGTTCTCAGATAACGGGCAGTTTGTCCTCAAAGGTGAAGACCTGTTGACCCCTAAGACGGTCTCAGTGAAACCCGTGACGAACTTTGAATACAACAACGAGACCGACCCTGTGTCTGTTGGTTCGTATATTTATTATCCATTTGACCTAGGGCAACACACAGGCATCCGTGAGTTCTCGCTCAATAAAACCACTGACGTTTATGACTCGGTGGAGATCACTGAGCAAGTCCCACGATACGTCCCTAAGAACATCCTAGCGTTCGAGGGGTCACTGTCTGAGAACATGCTGGCAGTGTTGTCTGAGGACGACCCTAACTGCCTCTACATCTATCGCTACTTTTACAATGGGGATCGCAAAGTCCTCAGTGCTTGGTTCAAATGGGAGTTTGATGTGGTGATCAAAGGGTTCAGTTTCATGGAGTCTACGATGTATATCGTTGCGACCGACGCGAGTGCTGACGAGTCTTATATCTTAAAAATGCCACTCAACTTTGATGGTGAAGACGAAGAGGACGTAGACTACAGCTTTTTCATAGATAAGTCGCTTAGAGGCTCAGAGTATCAAACATTCACTCCTGTTGAGAACACAGTGAACTTAGACATGCGGATACCAGGTATTATATGGGATGGGCAAGTATTTTTCCCCTCATCGTGGTATGCAGGCACTAAACGCCCAGACCGTCGTTCTATTTCTGAGTTCGGTCTAGGGAATCTTCCTTATCCTTCGTATGCCGAAGAGAACCCTACTCCTAAAGTGTATTCACCTAAAGGAGACATAATCCCTAGCAGCTACTTCTTATACTCATCCGATTTCATTGTTGAGGTTGGAGATATTGTCCTCGGGCAAAACCCAACGGGATACAATAACGGGGATGCTGTATGGGTAGGCTACGAATTCGATAGTAGCTACACGTTCTCTGAACAGATCTTCAAGGCTCAGCAAGGCCAAGCGCGGACACCTAACGCCGCCGCAAAGCAGTTCATTAAGAACGTCTCACTGTATCACACTGGGACTGCTGAACTCGAAGTGAAAGTTACGCCTGACAAAAGGGACGAGCACGCGAATAAACTTGAAGCCGAATACACAGGCACAGGTGACGACAAGCAGGTGGTGATGAAAGACGGATTCTTTAGGTCACCCGTGTTCACATCCTCGGAGGGCGTGACGATCAAACTCGAAAACAACAGCGGCCACCCGTGTAGTATCCAGTCGGCTGAATTTGAATCATTTATTCATACACGAACAAGTAGATATGGAGCGTAGAACTTACGGAAACTGTGAGATCGTTGAGGCGACCTCGGAGCATGTTGACGCCCTCAAAGATAACCTTAGACACCACGATGCCCTTGAGTGTTTGTTGCTAGGCAGCGACCCAGAGTCTGCAATGAAGCACGCCCTTGAGACTGACACAGCGACTTACACTGCGCTCGACAGCGAGGGCAAAGCGTTCGGTATGTTTGGCTCAGGGCCGCTCGTAGGGACAACCACAGGTTACATCTGGTTCCTAGGGACTCCTGAGGTCAACAAGCACCGCAGGGCGTTCCTCAGAGCCTCACGGGACTGGGTGCAGTTTCTCTCGGCACCTTACGACGCTACCGCTAACATTGTCCTTAAAGACAACAAGGTGGCTGTGCGTTGGCTAAAGTTCTGCGGAGCTAAGTTCATCAGAGAGATCGAAGTATCAGGACAATCATTTTACGAATTTATTATTACCCCTAATTAAAACTATGTGTTTACCAGCATTAGCACCACTAGGTGCAGCACTCCTCGGAACCGCCGGAACTGCAGCAGCAACAGGAACCGCAGCAGCCGCTGCAGGAACTATGGCCGTTTTCGGGCCGATAGCTCAAGGGGCATTAAGCCTCACAGCTCAGCGTGGACAGGCCAAAGCGCAAGCAGAGATGCAGCGCAGGGCGACAATCGCAGAGGACGCACGCTACTCGGCCCAAGTGTCGGCAATGAGACAACAACAAGCTGCCGATGCGTTACGGGTAGCGCAAGAAGTCCAACAGGCGAACCGGGCGAGCATGGAGGCGGCTGCTAGGAAACAGGTAGCTGCTGGGGAGGCTGGCGTTAGCACTGAGTCTGCTAGTTATCTCGCTGAGATGCGCGACTTGGAACGCCAAGTGGCTGAGCATAGCTTCTCGCTCACACAGAGCCAAGCGTTGTCAGACCTCTCTTATGAAATGCGTGCGCGTGACATGGGGCTTCAAACCCAACAGAATTACATTAATATTAATAGACCTATTGACCGCCCTGATTATCTTGGGACAGCAATGTCTACAGCAATGAACGTGTTTGACACAGCTACTGCGGCTAAGCGTCAAGAACTCACAATCGGAAGACAATCTTCAATCACTGGATAAACAGCAAGATGAATCTCAAACAACTCCTCAAACAATCTGACCGCGAGCAAGTAAATCTGAACCTCGCCCCTGCCCCGATAGCAGGGCGCGAACTCAGGGCTGGTCAATACTCAGTGGCAGTCCAACGTGTCCCTGACGCTTCGCAGACGAACCTAGGGAAGCTCGCTAACGCGCTCGGCCAAGCCAGCCCGTTGATCGCTAAATACGGCCAGATGAAGATCGCCGAGACAGACTTACAGAACCAAGCGGTAGACGATACGCTAGCTGGGATGTCTCCAGAGGACAAAGAGAAACTCATGCGTAGCACTGAGGAGCAGATCATCAAAAAGCTAGGCGGGGACTACGAGCTCAACTCAGTGGCGACGATACGAACTAAGAAGCTTATCGGGGCAGAATACACCACTGGTTTCACTCCGTATCTACAAGAGAAACTCGCAGAATTCAGTGCGACACGGGTCAAAGAGAATGGGGATAAGCCGAGCCCGCTAGAGGTGAGCGAGGAGATCAACAGGATCACTCAGGAATACATTGGGCAAAACCCGCAGATCAG